AAAATCCGCATTTCCACCAAGAGCTTTCGCAATATCTCCGACTACTTTACAACCTCCATCGCTACAAATATGACCACCTAGACCATGAGCAGCATCGGAGCATTCCATTACAGCACTCAGTTGTGGGTATCCAACGCCCGTTTTTAAACGAGTGGTACAAACGCTGCCTGACCCTATACCAACCTTGACTATATCGACCTGTCCATGAATAATTAATTCTTCTGTCATTTCTGGAGTTACTACATTACCAGCCATAATAATAGATTCTGGAAATAAATTTCTTAATCTATATGCTGTTTTTACAAACTGTTCAGTATACCCATTTGCCACATCAAGACAAATATTTGGATATTGTTTAGTTTGTTCAATAGAACGAAATACTTCTATCGCCTTATTGATATCTTTTTCGCTTGTGCCTATAGAATAAAAAACTAAATCATTAATAACTTGTTGTTTATAAAAATCTATATACTGTTCTTTAGTATAGTGTTTATGCAAGCAGGTTATGGCGGAGTGTGGGCATAGGGATTTAGCCATATCTAACGTGCCAACAGTATCCATATTAGCAACCATAATTGGAGATGCTAATAATTTGCGTGGAGAATACTTAAAAGAATATGATCGTACTAAATTAACCTCTGATCTACTATTTAGTGTGGATCTTTTTGGTCTTATGAGAACATCATCGAAGTCTAGTTTAGTTTCATTAATTATTTTTTGCATTGAAGAAATACCATCTCTTATGAGTATCTATATTTTCTGATGTATTAATATGGCTAAGATAATGTTTGATTTCATCCCAACTTGAAAAAATCATTTGGTGTGGGATCATTCCAAAAAGCCAGTCAGGTGCGTGATTTTTACCTTGAGCCATATGAACTATAATAGGTTTTTTTTGACGGTTTGCCAGACTTATTTCTTCCCATGTTCCACAAGCATAGTGATCTAAATCAAGATTAACTATCAGAAAATCACTAATATCAACTAATCGTAAATCTACTGCTCGTATAGTTTTCATCATCGCAGTCAATTCATCATATCGACCCATATGTTTCAGTTTAGTTTTAATTTGATGAGTATCATGATCTTCTAATCCGATATCGGTTGGTTTACTAATTGGGTTAAAAACTACTATTCCTAGACTAGTAAGAAATGGAGTAATACTATCTCTCCATCCAGTACCACGATCTATTACCCTATCCATAGCACCAGCAAGGTAAACTCTTTGATTATTAAGTCTATTCATCTTAGCGATTCAAAAAAATATATTCAATTAAACTATTTGAAGGTTTCACACCTGAAGTTTTATTTAATCTAACATCACAAATTGAAATGTATGCTTGAAATACTCCAATCAACATAGCAATAATAAGTACAATTGTTATTTTAAATTCTCCTTAGTCAAAAAAACATCATTTGAGATGGGTTTATACATATCTTATAATCTGGAAATTTAGTGATCATATTTTTATGAAAACATACATGCTCACAATCATATCCATCATATTTACTTTTAATATAGTCAGCGCTTTTATATATAGCAATACCACCAAAAGCACTGTTAACTTTAATCGGACTACTTCCAATAGGCGGTTGCCAAAAACCAAACCACATCATAGGATCATGAGAATATACTGCTGCATATTTTTGCAAATCTTCCCACCAAGAGCCTCTATATGCCCAACAGTCATAATTCCATATAATTTGAGATGTTTGATCCATAGTTAATGATTTCATCTCAAATGAATTACCAACCATAGCATCACAATAATTAGCAGACAGCCATCCAAAAGAATTAATGATACCATCAAGACTAAATTTTTGAAAATCTGTATCCATCACTATGACAAAATCAAATTTGTCATTATTCTTTTGAACATGAGATAAGCAAATGTTACGGTGTTTAGCAAGATTAGACGTTCTTTCTATGGATTTAAGGTCCATGTTTTTCCCGTGAACAAACTGTTTGAGATTTAGTTTATCAGATCTATAATCGAAATTTTGAACTTTGGACTTAAGACTAGATAAGGTTTTACTAGTATTATCAGTAGAATCATTCTCATATATAAAATATGATAATTTACTACAATAACTTTTGATATTATCAATTGCCAAAATATTTTCTTCTAGATATGATTCTGAATTTCTAGTTAGTCCAACTACAATAATCTTTTGATTACTCAGATACTTTTTACCTAGATCTATATATCTAGAATATTGTTCTTTAAATTCTGGTAAAATAGAAAACATAATTAACCTATTTGAGCAAGTATATTACTCATAGCTTGATATCTATCTGGAAAACAAGTGGAATGAAAAAATTTTGTATCCGGTGGTATTTTTCTATGATCATTGATATGAGGGTTCCACCTGTAGTCTAGACTTGTCCACTGTATGTTTGTATGTTTTGGTCTGATTATTGGTGTTGAGTCAGGGTCAGTACCCATGAGATATATTAATGATGCTTGCTCCCACCAACAACCAGATCTTCTAAAATCAGTATATGATTTAATTTCTGGAATAATTTCTAGAAAGGATTGATTTAAAAACCAAACCCCACAATTAGGAACCCAGCCATCAGAAGTTTCATGGACAACAAGACCAAAAGTAGAATTTTGATCCATCTCATTAGCAATATCATTTTCAAATCTACATATAATCACATCTGAGTCAATCCATAAAACTTGTTCATATGTTTTCAATAAATTTTCTATAACATCTAACTTCCACCATGAAGGAGGTTTAATTTTGGTAGTATCACTAAAAAAATTATTAGACGGAAAGAATAGATCATAATTATGATTATAGGCGTACATATATAAGGTTTTAATAGATAATGACAACAAAGAACTATGATAATCAGTTCCAAAAGATGTAATAGCTTTTTTCATTGTGGATTAATTTTTTACAATAATAAACGAGGCTAGTTTTTCTTTAGTTGTAATATAATATCGAAATTTATTTTTGTTAGTAAAGCTTTTAACAGCACTGACTACTCCTGGGAATATGTCTTGATTGTAGTCATGACCACATATCAGCCCATTATTTTTAGTTACCCTTAGTGCTTCTTCTAATTCAACAATTAGATGATCATAGGTATGAATAGTATCAATATAGATAAAATCAAAATAACTATCTTCTTTAGACTTTAAAAAAGTTATAGAGTCTATCTTAGAAATGGTAACATTGGTGTTATGTGAATATTTTCTTAGTGCGTGATCAAATAAATAGTCACCATTAAATGTTTGAATATTTTCTCCATTTATATCTCCAGATCCGACTATACCACTAAAAGTATCTACCAAATAAAACTTCTGAAATTTTCCTGATTCTATAAATAAATCAGAATACTCACACAAAAACACGCCTAGTTCACAACCAATACTTGTAGGTTGGATAAGGTTTATTAAGTGTGATCTGGTTGGTATTTCAGTACTATTTTCTAATATCATATACTACAACCCTATGGTCTTCCCAAATATCTAGTATCAAGTCCTGAATAAAATTCCAGTTTCCTCCAGCAAGTCCACAACCAAATTTTGGACAATGAATTTGTACTTTATTGTCGTTGTTAAAACTTAGTAATAAATACTCACTCACTCTATACATGGTTTTTGCTAAAGCACCATAATGTAGCGGTCTTCTGTTATTTTTAGAAATTGTACCATTTTGGGCAATCATATTTGCAAAGATTAATTTATGACCATATTTAGGATCTTTCTCAACTTCCACGAACTGAACATAACCAAGCACATTTTTAGATCCTAGAAGATGATAATTTTCTTTGACTATCGGATAGTGCTTGGCAACACCAGCAGCAAATCCAGCCCCAAAAGCATTAACATTGTTGCAAACATGAGGAACCACAATACTAGAACCATTATATTCATTGTATATGTGTTCCTGTACAAAATTGAATAAATTGCCGTATATTGTTGGTAGTTTACTTAGAGTTTTCATTTACACTGTTCCATTTGTCTAGTGGACATTTTTGATCGGCCCATGCTAATTTATTTAAAAATATACGCTTGTTATTAATATTACATCCACAAACCAAACACTGACTATTTTTTTTATCTAACTTGTCACAAGAAGAACAAATACTATACCTATAGTCTATAGTATGCTGACTACTCTTTGGCAAACCACGATTAATATGCCAAAATAAGGACTTAAGAAAAGTTTTCAATCTAATTAGAAACATCTATTTTCTTTGTTATTTTAACTGGTGTTGTGTTATTATCTTTGTCTAAAATATAAATTGGAGAATGGTCAACAATAGTTTGATTCTGAAACCAAGAAGGAAATCCATCAGATAACGAATAACATAATCTTTGTCCATCTTTCTTAAAGTCTGATGTTAACACATAGACCTTATCCTTTAGAGTAAAAGTGTCTCCACATTCTAGTTCCTCAATATATTTCATTTATAATCCTGTTCCCAATCTTCCCACAATTCTTCTTCTCTAATTTCCTGGATATTTTTTTTGAACTGTTTTTTAGACTTTGAGATAAAGCGTTGTTCATCAGAAATCTGATGTTTTTTATAGTTTTTATCTGCTAATTTTTGCCGACGTAAATCTTTTTTATCTGGATCTGACATTTTCTGTTTTTAAACTGTTGTGATACAAACTATTATATCGTGCTGACTCTGAGTGTCAAGGTGACTATAAGAAATTTTTGTCTTGACTATCACTTAGAACTCTCTTATATCTTATGCAGCGGGGGAGATTACTATTTACTATTATCTAATATCCACTTCCTGTATTTACTAATTCTTGTGTGTCCAGACTCAGAACCGTATCTAGAATTGGATGCATTTTTATTTTTAGTATCCCATAATACACATGAGTGAATTCCTGCTAACTTGTTACCAATAAATAATCCACCTCCGCTATCACCACTACCTATAAGAAACTCTAATGCTGTTTTATCCTTATCTCCTGGCTTTGATGGTGAACACATTAATAAATCTCTATCTATATAGTCTATCTTATTTGATCCTGCTCGTTTTTTTTGATCAGAATTAACAGCGCCGCTACTAAATGTTCCTTTCATACCATATCCAGATAGTGTGCAGACTTTATCAACCTCATCCTCTGCTTCATATAAAGATGGATAAAAATCTAATTTGATAGGATCTTTTGAGTAACAAATTGCTATATCACTTTTACCAAAAACACTATCATCAAATTCTTTTGGCCACACACATTTTATAATCTCGTAATCCTTATCTTCTACTGTTACTTTAACAACTTTATAGTTCTGCACAACATGAGCCGCTGTTAAAATAATGTTTTCAGATATTACAACACAAGAACCACAGAACTTTGTATCATTTTGATAAGTTCCACATATTCTTCCTATGCTCTTGAATTCTTTTCCAAATTCCACATATTTAGTATCTGGTGTTTCTGGATCAATAGTTCCTGCAAGAGTTCCATTGATACTAAAACATAGCGTTAAAAATATTGCTAAGTATAATCTCATGGTTTTTCTCCATGAAATAATACACCATTTTTATTATTTTAGAGTATTTGGGATGCTATCAAACAACCTTTAGCAACAGCGTGTAATGGATCTTTGGCGTGTCTGATTTCTTTGACTACTAGTGGAAAATTATTATCGCTTAGTTTTTGCGTAAACTGTTCAATATATCCATTAGCCTGAGATGTTCCTCCAGCAATAACAATTGTTAGTGGATCTTTAAACTTTGGTAAACTTTTATGTCCAGTAAGAGCAGCACTTAATTGCTTAGTAGTATAATCAATTAATCTTTCATAGTATGCTGAAACCGCTGCTAATATTGGATTATCGTTGGGTTCGCCAATTTTAAAACCACCCGCCTCCTTCTCTGCTTGAATTACACTATCGGGTTCTCCGGTGGCTACAGCACTCATACGATCAACCCAGTCGCCACTCTTGGTGGTACTAAAAACCACGGTTGGTTCACCATTAAGCATAACACAAATATTAGTCATTCCAGCACCACAACTAATACCTATGCCAGTATAATCATTTGTATCTAATTCAGCATAGCACAACGCTTCTGCTTCATTAATAGATCGAGCATCATAACCAACTTCTTGTAAGATAGTCTTAATAACATCTTCATGATATCCAATATCAAAATCTTCATCTTCTTGATCTACAGGTTGTGCTGGAACACAATAAACCAATTTTTGACCGGCTTCAGAAGATTGCCCGACTACTTCTTGTAGGATAAATGCTAATACTCTTTTAGCATCTTTTTCTTTTGCTGATACAACGCCCCTATACATTGGTCTTTTTGCTGTATCGTTTCTTTCTATTGCTTTTTCAATAGCATCTTTACCTAAGAGAATAAATGATCCATCATTATCTTTGATAAAAACCTTACCAGACAATCCTTTTTCGATCATTTTTGTGGCTACTGGGGATGATGGCTTTATAATATAGAAAGCATCTCTAAAGTCTTTATATTCAATATTGCCGTTATTATCTTTTGCTTTTACAATATAACTTGTACCAACATCAAGTCCGATTCCAGCCATAAATCACCCCTTTTTTAGTTGTTTTAGTTTGTCTACAGAAGAAGATATAGTGTCGGATGACTGTTTAACTTCTCCAAGATTTTCGTATTTTTTCTCCATACCACCAGTTTTAATATCTAGTACAATCTTTTTATCATCAATACTTATCTTTTCTTTATTAGACTCATTATTCTTTTGCAGAAAAGACTTGGGCTTTTCCAAATTATTATATACACTAGAACTTGTCCATAATTGTCCTAAAATTAGACCAAAAGCAAAACTAAAAAGATTGAGTACGAGTAAGACTATGTCTAGTAAAAGTTCATTTTTCATGGTCTTTTACCTATAACCCTACCCTTTTGGGTACGAATAACATAACCTTCTCTTAATAAATATGGCTCTATACTATTCTCAATAGTTTCTATTGCTATACCAGTTAGTGATGAAATACTTTTTAGTCCTAATGGATTACCTTTGTTCTTAGTTAATACATCAAGATATAATCTATCATACATATCTAATCCTCTATAGTCAATTCCCTGACTATCAAAAATAGTATTTACATCTACTGATGAACTTTCACAACTAATAAAATTCTTATACCACAATAGTCTAGCATTTAAAATACGCGGAGTTCCCTTGCTTCTTTTAGCGATTTCTAGCAAGTGATCTTCTGATACTGATAGTCCGAGTTTTTCAGCATTCAATCCTGCTAGTTTGGCTAACTCATCGGGTGTATAAAAAGACAAATGCTCTTTGATTGTAAAACGATCATAAAACGGCTGACTTAAACTGCCTCCGCTAGTTGTAGCACCAACAAGAGTAAACATTGGCAGATCAATAGACTCTGGTTCAGATTCTAGGGTGATATGAAGAACAAAATCTTCCATAATGGGATATAAGAATTCTTCTACTAATTTTGGTAGTCTATGGATTTCATCTATAAAAAGGACCGATCTTGGTTGTATGCTCATCAAATATGGTAGTATACTTTTTACACTACGAATATTTGCAGCGTTCAGTGTGCGGATCGTTGTATCTAGTTCACTGGCAATAGAACTCGCTATAGTGGTCTTACCAAGGCCCGGTGGGCCGTCTATTAAAACGTGCGGCATCACGCCACCAGAGTTTAAACAGCCCCTCACCATGATCTTTAGGCGATTGATGACTTCTGATTGACCAATAATATCATCAAATTTTGATGGCCTACTAATACTATTCGACATTTTTAAGTGACTCCAAGGTTTGTTTGACTAATAATCCAATATCGTTTGTGGGACAATCGTTATAACTTTTAGTTACTAAAGACTTTGCTTCGCTAACAGTAAAGCCAAATTTAACTAGACTGTTAACAACAGTATCTAATAAATCTTTTGGTATACTTTGATCTGTTTTTGTAACTGGCTTAGATGTCGCGGAGACGGGCTTGCTTATTTTTATCGAATCGTATTTGAGTTTAAAGCCTGCTACTCTTTTAACTTGAAAGGTGTGGTTACAATCACACACTATTTTATAGTTTTTAGTTGATGCTTCTTTGAATGACAACCAATGAGGTTGACCACATTGTTTGCAGATATACTTTAGATGTATATCATATTCAATCGGTTTCTGGTTTTTCTTTTTGCTCGTCTTTGTTGTCATTTTTTATCCAAAAAACAAAGTCATTTGATTCATCATCATATGCACTTTCTACCAATCCTTTGTTAACTAGTGAATTTAACAGATTGCTTGCTAGTCTAGTATTAAGTTCTTCCAGAATAACCATATACTTTTCATCAGTCACTAAATATCTAGTATCTCCAGACACTTTATGCTTTTGTTTTATTAGAATGTCTTTTGCTATTATTGCTGACTCATCATAAGATAAATTAGAATCTAGTTCTTCTTGATCTATTTCATTTAGTTCTGTAAATAAATCAGACTCGTCAATTTGTTTTTCTCCAAAGCATTTGAATACCAAACGTCTTGAAGCATTAATGAACTCATCAAAATCTGATATGATTAGATAGTCTTCTTTCATAAGTTTAGTTTAATATATCAAACATTCCTTTGTAGTATGTTGGTTGTTTTAGAAAGTGTATCGAATGTTGTGAGATATGATTTTTGTATAAGATATTTATTTGATCTTTGATCAGATATTTATTTTTCCATATTGGATGATTATGATAGTTATTCCCCAAATACAGGAATGGATTTTTAGTTCCATCGCCTGTATTGGGAATATAACTATTCACAGGAAACGACACCAACGGAAAGTTAATAAGATCTGTAATCCAACTAGATAATGACGAATTAGGATTTATGTCAAACTTGAAATAAAACTTATAAGGATCGTACTGATCATTATCATCATAATTATAGTAGTCATCATCGTCATATCCGTCATCTTCGTCGTCGTAGTTGTCGTTCATAGTATTTCCTTAAAAGTGAGGATGGAATCGAACCACCCAACGAGCCGCACGGCACGTTTCTCGTCCACAAGCCCACTTTACTCCAACGATCAATAATCAATACTGATCGTCATCTTCCTCATCGTACTCATTGTAATCGTCCTCATCATCAACATCTTCATCAAACTGATCCCAGTATGATTCATCAATATTGTAGTCATCATCATCCTCATAATCATCTTGCTCGTCATAACTAAAGTTAGACGAATAAAGAGGCTTGAGAAGTTCGCCTTGATACTCTCCAACAACTACATATTGGCAAGTGCGAAGTTTCTCACAATTACAATCAGTAGGCACACTAACAACATCACGCGGATTAATCTTTACGATTACGATACGATCACCACTCTCCACACTACCATAAGCAGCAACATAGTTTAATGCTCCAGCATGAAGTCCATCAGAGCAACCGCGAGAGCGATCATCATCAACCTTTGCTCGCTGCATTTTAACAGTGTTGCCTACACTATTATCAAATGCTCCACGATACTTGTCCTTATAATCATTCCTAACGGCCTTATACGCTAGGAAATGACCATCCTCAGTGATAGGCAGATGCTCATGTTCAAGGAAATCATAAAGTTCCTTTTGACTCTGCATACTAGGATTCTCCATTACATTATGAAGAAACTTAACGAGAGGTTCAAAGGGTAGACCTTTACTCATAAACTCTAGAATTCTCTTACTGATACTACCATGAACAGTCTCGCCCTCATAAGTGACCTGACCATTCTTGATCTCAACAAGACCATCGCTAAATGTAGCAACTGCTTTTTCTAGATCAACCACCTTTAGTAGTTCATCTGAAGTTGCAGTAGGAAGAATATCCAGAATCATTCTATAGTTAATATGATCTGGTAGAACCTGATAACTCTTGTTATTAAGTACCAGCGTCAGATTACCATCAACAAACATAAACGGAACGGCCATAATAAAAACTCCTTAGTGTGTTTAGTACCTGTGAAACTACTTAATCAAACTACTCAACTGAATCTTAAACAATTCTATCATACTATCATCCATACTCACAATCCAAGTGTTGTCTCTACTATAGTTATCTGTACTATTAGTAATAGGATTCTTGGATGTAATATTTCTGATACCAATCCGGTTGGGAGTGGTAGCCATAATATACTTGATTGTCGGGTTGCTGTCAACCTGTTCTTTAATAATTTTTCTAAGTTCACTAGCCTTTGGCAGACTATGGCTACTCTTATTATCAGAAGAGATTAGTTTAGCCCAATTATCACCAGAACCATCCCTATATAGAGTATGCTTTAGCCAATTGTTAAGTTGGTTGAAAGCAACATTAGTTTTCTTAACCAATTCAGCATCAACACTATCAATACCAATATCAGCAAACAACTTATTCATATGATCATAATAATCGCTTTTCTTGAAGCCATTGATATTGTAAGTATGATGATGTACTGTCTCAGCAAAAAACTCCATAACTAGATAAGAATCAACAACCTTGACCAGACTATTGTTTTTAATATATTTGGCATAGTCTAGTCCAAAAAAGTTTAGAATCGTGTAGCAAAATCGTCCAAGAACATCATACTGATGATAGTAATTATAACTGGACGATTCACGATCTGAGAACTCTTTTTTGCAAAACTCTACGATACTATTAAAGCATGATACTGATTCAAACTTTGGTTTGAAAACATTTTGTAGTTTATCTTTGAAGAAATCGTTGAATGTAATCATGTTACGATCACCTTCTTCCACCATCTTCTTAGCAACACTACTCTTGATAGCATAAATCTTGGTCTTACCAAAAACTTCCTTGATAAAATCTGCTAACGAAGGTTCGTTAATCATACTGTGCAAATCACAAATTTCTGGAAATCCCTCGTTCTGATTTACAGCATATCTAGTAATTGGCAAGTAAACAATAGTATCACTATCTTCAAAAGATTCAAGTTCGTCTTGATCTAAAGTCTTTAGCAAAGAGGCGTCGTTATAGTCAACAAGTAGAGTGCCACTATTTTTAGATGCTCCGTAAATAAAGAATACATCTTGATCACTAACGCTTCCCTGACTAGAACGATTAGATGCTTTTCTAGGAGAATTGCTCTTGATCAAGTCCTTGAACTCAGAAATATTCTTTATATTTTCCTCACCAACATCCTTGATTAGAGACTCAAAACCCTTGTTTGATTCGTTAATATTCTTAGAATCGATCATCAAATAAGCATAGCAGTCATTCTCGTTGCAATAACGAATAGCAATCTTTTTGGCAGTTTCTTCGCTCTTAACATCGCACACAAAGAATACTAGTTTACCAGTCTTACGACTACCGTAATAATAATCACCCTTGCCAGACAACGTAGCCAAGTGAATATGATTTGTCAGATAAACCATACGCCTAGACCTATAGCCAGCGGTTCTAAAATTAATAGCGTACAGATTCTTGTTGGCTCCAAACTTGTACTCTAGATCATCACCGCTGTTAATATCATGCTCTACTCCCTTGCTGTCCTTCCACTTAGCACCAACTCCCCAACCACCAGCAAGATCATTAAGGGTATAATAACTCTGTATTGCTTCAATCTTAGTTTTAGCACTAGCAATCTTTTTGCTGAATTCCTCTTTCATCTCCATGTAGATTTCTTGAGTCTTGTTACGCAGGGTACGGATAACTTCCTTAGTATACTGTAGACCCTCACGCGAAACATCCATCTCAAGTTGACCGATACCAAAATCAAGTTCAAGATAAAGATTCTGATTCGTAATCTCTGAAACAAAACTACGCCAGTTATCAATATCTGCCTTGCCAAATGTTCTATTCCACTTTTGAATATGATCTGGTTGCTCAGACTTTTGCTCTCCGATCAATTGTGACACAACTACTGGATAAGCAATATTACCCATGAGAGCCACAATACCGCTGTCAATATGATTATGAGCATTAGGAAAATGGCGAGAGTCATTACTAAATCGACAAACTCTCCAACCTTCGCCACTAATCACAATATTCTTATGACTATAACTATGATCATTAATATAAGAGATAGTACCACCTTCAATGATGGGCTTCATCTTAAAGTAATGAAAAATCCTCATGGACTTTAGACTAAACTCATGAAAATCGTGCTGCTTAACAGCAAAACTAATCTCTAGTCCATTAGGCTCATTTGTCTTAGAAATATCGAACAAATTGTGTGTGGGAACACCAGCATCATCAATAGACATTACATAAGTATACTTTTTACCATTGAAATAAGAACTAGTTGTAAAACTCTTAGTATAGGCAAAAGGACTCTTAGAACCTAGACCAAGACAACCAACAAAATCATTACTATCATTCTTGTTGCTTGCACCATAAGTGGTATATAGGTTCTCCATATCCTCTTGACTAAGACCAGTACCATAATCACGCACTGTAAAATTAGGATTAGCAGCAGTTGGCAACGTCACCTTAAAAGGATTCTTATTGCCCGCTGCAACATGAGAATCGTAGGCATTAGTAGACAGTTCACGAATAGGTGCTTGAATTTTGTCAGAATAAAGAGAGTCCGACAGAATCTTAAACATTTTACTCGTTTGTGCAATCGTAAAACCAGACGCACTACGAACACCAGAACTATGAGTATCAATAACCCGATCTGCCAACTTCATTGTGTTTCTCCAATTTCCTGTGAATCGACCTGTGATGCTCCCATTCTACATCGTCGTTTGGGCTTGTCAACCTTGATTCTTTTTTCGCACTCTTGAGATACTTATATAGCCCAAATAAATTGGTATTAATCCTAGATACCATATTGGTAATGCTATGCTTATAAACCAAATTCCACTAATTATAGATAAAATAGATAGCGGATAGATTATAAATGATGGAAAATTTAGTCTAGATAATAAATATGTTATTGGCCCAATCAACAACACAAATAGCACCACGATTGATGCTGCTAGTGCTAAACTAGCCATTAACTTTCGTCCTGATGATTTTCCCAACCATCATCTAATCCGTAGTTTTCATCATCTGTGTCATTATCTCCTAATTCAAAATTTCTTTCATCATAAGGAGTCCAATCTTCAACATCGTCATCATCAGCATCATCATCGTCGGCATCTTCAATAAAAACAGTTATGGCAGTTAGAAGATCATATACTTTTTCTAACATGATATCTATTTTGGCTAACTTTGTTTCTATCGTTTTCATATTTTTCTGGAGACTATCAATATCTTTAGATAGATTTTTGTCTATATTATGAATATCTTTATTACTTTTATTTATCTCTTTAATAATATTATCATAATCTCTAGACATAATAATCTCCTAAGTAAATTTTTTATATTCTGGAATATCGCCATTCTGGCGAATTTTCAAATCCTCATAATTTTGACAAACTCGCCTATAAAACTCTTGCTTTATATTCTCTAATACACCAGTAGCGATTGCTATCTTAGGATATGATACATCCCCCATAACTCCTGAAATAATTCTAGAGAAAACGTAATTTATATCCCCACAAATACTCAAAAACTCATCATTAGTTAGTTGTTCTTTATAGGGATTTGAGTAAGGATTATCCTTATTTGGAGGCACATTATCTCTTAAACATCCTAGCATATTCTCAATACATCCATCTAACCGTTCTCTATTTTGTTCTTTAATATATGGCATTAAAACCCCCAGCATTTACAGTTGAATTTAAGACATTCACTACACTTTGGTCCCGGATTTTCATTTCCCCAAGCATTAGCATTTGAAGTAAAACTTTCGGGACCAGTATCAATAATAACTAATTTATAATCTTTGCCACGACGAATTTTGCCAACATTGTGTTCGTGACAATCCCAAAATTTTAGTTTAGTTTTTTCGTATATTTGTTCGACTAGACATTGAATTTTTTTACGAGATACTTTCATGCTCACATTAACAATCTGAGTAACATATCCCCAGTTAGATTTGTATGGAGTACCTTTAAATGGTAACTTTCTTAAATTACCATAGACTTTAGGAGCCAGACCTAATTTGGCTAACTTTTTTTGTATAGAGTACGATTTTTGAGCAAGTCTTTTGTTAGCAAATTCTTTAAATCCTATCTTTTTGTGACCAATTATAGAATAGAATTGTGCTGATCCTCCTTCGCTCTCTAAGAAATCTATAGAGTATTTTTTAGTCATGGATGATAAGCCTCAACATTTTCCCCAGTTTCTATAACCTTATTTCCTGTCAAATGTTCCACTAAACTTATCGCCATACTTAATTGTTCAAAAGCACCAATAACTTTAGAAGATTCATTGAAATGTTCTTTTAACCAAGCATAAACTATATAATATGGTTCGTCAATTCTTTCGTCATTAAAGTAGTAATCCTCTATACGAGACACTCTTTCTATAATAGAATCCCCATTATAGTCTTTAATATCATGCACAGTTTCTATAAAGAATCGTATAACATGCGATTTAGGATTACCATCATTGGTAGCAAAACCATGAAAAAATCTATTTGGTTGAGTTGTCATGTAGTGTTTTTCCATCAGAATAAAGTGGTACAACAATAGATGGATCTAGGTATGGATTTTGTACAACTCTAATATCGTACAAGTCTCCACGATCATTTTTTCTAGCCCAAGCAACAGGTTTCATACTACTAATCTGTGAGCGTATTTTATCTAAATGATATTGAGCATTAATAATAGTTACTTTGGAGATGTTATTTTTACCAGAAATCAAACTTTCTTCACAACACTTTATTAGATAATCAAGAGCATTCATACAAAACCTATACGCATTTTTTCATCAGTAGTAACGACCAATTGATGTGGTAGAAAATTATCCTTACTATAAGATCGTCCATTCCACCAACCAACTTGGTAAGATACTGAATTATTATGAGATATATTAATACCAACAACGGTTCCAATAACATCATCTTCCAACTTAACTTTTGATCCTATAGCATTTAGTTCGATACTTTCTGTTTTCTTCATAAGATTTCTTCCTTAGTGAGTATAATAGACAAATAAATAGGAGCGGCGGGATTCGAACCCGCACTTTAAGGTTCTTAAGACCTTTGTCTCTGCCGTTGGACTACGCTCCCATATAAAACAACCAACTACAATAATCTATCTGACTGAGGTTGATTATGCTTGGGCCTCGTCGTTTAAACTATTGTAGTGGTTGCTTATGGTTTTAAATCAAGAGTTCCTGTGAGCCTTTAGACGACGCACAACGTCGGCCATAGCCTCAACATTATCCACGCTCTTTGCGGGCTTCGCACGTTCCATGCTAGGAAGTTCCTCGCCCTTTTTAGCAAGAGCAGCCTTGGTACGAGAATATCGTGCCATAGTTGTGGCAACCTTTTGCCCGGTCTTACTAGCAATCTCAGCATAAGTCTTGCTAGAAAAAACAGCCTCAAGAAACTGCTCATCAGAGCAACGAACCCTAGTTTGCTTTACCTTCTCAACAACATCGCTCATAATCAACCTCCAAATCCTATCCAAGTTTTGTTGGAGCGTTCAGTCAAGCGACCGATCCAACCGCACCAACATCCTCATTCTACACTGTAGTATCGTCTTGTCAACCCTCTCAACATGAATTTTTTTTGAATCCTAAGCAGCAACCGATACAGAATTTTCTTCTTCGATATGAATTAAACTTTGTAGTCTCTTATTTTCCTGCTCTAATTTAGAAATTATTTCTTTGGCTTGATCTAGTGCTTTGGTTAGATGGTAAACCTTATTAGCCAATTCATCAGATACAAAGTTTTTCATAATCATAATTTAGCCTCCTTATTGAGACTATATTAATTACACCTAGACAGAAATTCTTTTAAGTTTTGAATCTGATTTTTGTCCAATACTATCTGGTCATTATATGGTCTATTGTATCTACAAACTCTCCAAATATATCTCAGTTTTTCAGTCCAACTATATTTAGAGGAAAAAGATGATGGATGTTCGTATATTGCACAATCCATTAAGCCAATATCTTTATCATACTCTAATACTAGAACTTCATTTTTACAACCACAAAGTTCAAAATGAACAGTATTAGCATCATCTATCTTTGGGTCTGTCTTTTTTCCGAGTCCCAAAAATCCTTTCATAGTTTTTCTCCCATGTTTTTTGATCAATACTTTTGGGTCTGCGTTTGGACCCTTTTCCATTTTGGCTCATACAGAAATACCCCTCTTATGTTTATAATATCGTATGGTTGTCGGGCTGTCAAGAAAATAATAGTTTTGGTGTAGAGTTGGCGTATCTTCTTCTAGAAGAAAGGATAATTACAATATGAGACAAAAAGTATCTGGAATATATGCTATAAGAAAAATACTAAAAGAAGAAATTATATACAAATTAGTTAAGAAAAAGATTAAAAAAACCAAAGGAGGTTGGATACTTTATGATTCTAAACAATGACTCCAATAGCGACAATTCTCTTGATTCTGTAAAGTATTCCAATACAAAGACCTCATGATATAACAAGGCACATTTGTTCGACCGCAGTTAATACTCCAATGTCTTTCGATATTTTTGTACATATCCATGCCCTTTGGGCTTTTGTTATATTTTAGATTCTCGCAACCATAAAGCCTAAGCAAATGAACGTCCAAACACACTACTCTACATTCATTAGGATTTTGCATCTCGCAACTGAATGAGATTTTCGCTGCTCCTAATCCGCGAATTTTATTTATGATGCTATCACGCTTCTTAACATGATATTTCTTAGTGGTTATAATATAATCTTTAGGACTGGCCCAAAACTTGTCCTTAAAGTCCCAAATATATTCTGTACGATTATTATGAAGACCGACTCCACTGTTTTTGATTTTTTCAAGAAGTGATATTTTGTCATCAATCCATTCATCGAAGTTTTTAACAGCATTATAACCCTTAACATTACTTTCCCATGTAGTATGGACACTCATGAAAGCAAAAAGATACCGACGAAAAATATCGCTGTTATTTTGAGGTCTAATACTCTCCCAATAGTCTTTATATGCTACAACCTTATCTTTTGGAAAGGTTTTAAAAAACTCATCGGCCTTAGAGGTATTTATAACAATAGGCTCTTTAGCAGTTTTAACAGTGGTCACTTGCATCGTTTTCTCCAAAGTGGTTATAACAGCATAATAGCAGATAGTATCGGTTCGTCAAGAGGGTTTCTTTAGCGTTTGCTGAAACCTAAACTTTCTTCTAATTCCCAATCAAGATTATTATCAATGATTGTTTTAATCTCAGGACTTACTGAATAACTATTTTTGATAATTGGTCTTGTTGATTCTCCCCTTTTTTTAAGATAGAATCTATTTTGTAGTATGTTTAGATAGTTATCGTAGTTTTTAAGAAAAGTATCGTATGAAAATAAAACATAGTTTGGAGCAATTACTGGCATAATTTCTGATAAATATCTACATTTTGTAGTTCTCATATCAAAAATATTTTTATATCTTTGTTTACTCACAAAACTTCTATCTTCCATAATTTCTTTATCATGATAATCAGTAGAATACCATTCGCTTGTTAAAAAAGCGGGTATATTTACTGTTCTATGAGGATGAACATGGTGGGGAGCATTTAACATAGCCACTATCCATTGATATGGATCACGCACAATACCAATAAAAAGAGTGTGTAAACTAATAGGATGATAACTTATAGTTTCTGGTTTAGCCCATCCAAAAAAATGCTTGAATCCAAAAAAGTAGGTTAATTCTAATCCAAATCTTTCTTTTATACACTGTTCTAGAAAGTTAGTTCCAGAGTGTCTTTCTCCGTATATGGTAAACTTATCAATATATGCTGATCTAGAACAATATAGTTGTAGCATTTTGACTGATCCAGTACAACAAAAACAGCGTTTCCATTATTCCAATCTTCAGCCTTTATGGGCTACAGACAATATTAGTAAAGGTAATAAGATATTATCTATCTAATTTCAGACAATTATTTCCATCAACCCTAGCAAAGTTAGGAGTACCTTTACCAGTTAATCCATTATAGAGAAATTCCACATTTTGACCGATCCACTTTTTTCTTTCTTTAAAGAATTGAGCCGCCTCTTCATAAGACCCCTTAAAACTAGCATCAAAAATCTTTCCGTTCCAATCCAAGGTAATAGTCTTTCCTGTACCACTCCAATTACCAGTTCCTTCTTTAATATCGACGATAATCGCTTCCTCTGAATCTTCCGGCTTAACCTTCAAAAGATTCTTACTTCTTTTATGTTCATAGCCCATATTAGAATATCTGAGCATGACACCCTCATGACCATCATCAATAAAACTAGAATAGTGCTTGTCTAGATCTGATTCAGAATTAATGCTGAAGTCTTTGACAGGCATAACATATTTATACGAGTTTACTATGTTAGAATCAATCCACTTCTTACGTTCCTTATAGCAACAGTCTTTGCTAATTCCAAAATCGTATCCATCATAAACATAATATCTAACAAGTTTTTCGCTACGATCCAAATCATCCTGAGAAATATTAACGGTGCGGCGAATTAACTTGCTAATTTCATTAAGTTGTTGACGAAGATCATTATTAAACAACTCACCGTCCAAAACCGCATCGGGATACATTTTAAAGAAAGAAGCCAAAGATTTTTCAATATGGGGGCAAGACAAATACTTTTCACCTTTTCTGGTAAATAGACCACTCTTGGTAGCCACACATCTCATGCCATTAAACTTGCACTGAAGAATATATTCTCCTTCAGAAAAATCAATCTTATTACTATAGTCCTTATACAACTTAGCCAACATAGGTTCGATATAACTCATATCGTCCACGCTATTAATATCGTCAAAATACCCCGTCTTTTTTTGCTTTTTATATTTAGCCTCAATTTCTTTAGTGGCCTGTTCAACAGAGGATGTTTCGTTTTTCTTTCCCTGATTCTTACCTTCTGCAACAGTCCATTCGCTAGTAACCTGTTCGCCATTTTGTAGACCGGCGATTGTACGATACTTAGAACCATTTTGCTCCATCTTCCAAATGCGAATATTACCCAAACTGTCTCTGGAATAAAGGGTTTCGTAATGCTTATTCATTTCCAGTTTCTCCTGTGTGTTCCACCATCATATCATGCGACAACCACCTTGTCAAGTATCGGCTATTGGCTATTGGGTCTTGAGAGAAAATAATTCATAGCATTCACAATGCCTTGAAGATTATCTCCTAATTTTCCTATGCCAGTATTGCATCTATCACAAATCCAGCCCCTAAAACTATCATCACTATGGTCGTGATCCAAACACCATTTTAGTGGAACTTTTCCACAACATTCACAAACTTCTGGTTTTGGTGGTGCTTTTTTATGTAACTTGCCTCTAACTTTTGAATGTTCCTTAACACATTTTTTACATCGTGTATCTAGTTTATCTTTGTATAAACTGTGTTTGGGAAAACTCTTTCGATTTTTTCTTTTACCACAGTATATACAAATTTTTCTAGGCATTATTCATTTCATAATCACATTATAAAGTGGAGGCGTCGGCGGCGAAGCCGAGTGTTGCGATAATTTTAATTACATATTCTACAAGTTTATTTTGTTCATGAGTTAAATGGAATTATAGAACAAACAAGATTCTTTCCATCTTACCAACTTCTCTTAACCTACAACCCGTTGGATATTGTAAGTGCAGAGGGATTTAACAGCAGACTTTTGATTCCTACCCTCATTCGGTATCGCAGTCTGTTACTGCCCGTTTTTAATTAGGCAGCAAGGGCTAACTGATTTGTGCCAGTTAAAGCATTTGGTAGACTTTTAAAGTGGCCCGTCCACCAACCACTACTTGCTAATATAATCTCTGTTATCCAATCGATACATTTCGCCCCCCAATTACTTAATTAATACACTTTTAGTGTTATCTTGATTAAATTCTAGACGCTTTATTTCTTGTTTAATCTTCATTAGTTCATATTCACTAGTTCCACAACGAGTAAGGGTTAAAGATGATTCTAGAACCTGAATTTTGTTGTAGAGATGAATATTATAGCCAAAAGACAAACAAAACAAACCGACTAAAATTGTATAAAATGGAATATTAGGATTTCTGTGAGTCATAAAATTTCCTTATTGAATCGAAATGGTGTATAATAACTTATCAAGTCATAACAAGTGGAGTTCGGCTATGAATAACTGTGCTAATTGTTCAAAAGAAACTAGTAATCCTAAATTTTGTTGTATATCATGTGGGGTGTCTTATAATAATCAGTTAAAACCTAAAAGGCAAAAACAAACTAGATATTTTAAATGCTTACATTGTAAGAAAAAAACTGAATTTAATACTAATGCTCCAAGAAAGTATTGCTCACAAACCTGTAGAATAACTCATAAAAGAGAAAAATCAGATAGTTTGATTGAGGCAAAGGGTAGTTTTGGAAATGGTCATTATCATAATGTAACTATCAGAAAATATTTCATGCGTAAATATGGAAATAATTGTATGATTTGCGGACAGTCAGGAGATGATTGGAATGGAAAACCCATCACCCTTATTGTGGATCATATTGATGGTAAATCGAACAATAATAAATTAGACAATCTCCGTATTGTTTGTCCTAATTGTGATTGTCAATTACCAACATACAAAGCAAAAAATAAAGGGAATAGTTCTAGAAAATATTTCATTGTTCAAAAATAAGTAAGGCGTGAGAGAATCGAACTCCCATGTCCAGTTAATAAGACTGGCGTCTTTTACCATTAGACGAACGCCTCGCATTGTATCTCTATTCTACACTATCGACCAACACCTGTCAACTCTTTAGTTTTGCTCTCAACAAAATTTCTGTATACACCCATAACTATCCCACTAGTTGTTCCAACATTTAGTGATCGTACACTTCCATAATTAGGAATAGTTAGAATAATATTTGCTCTGTCTAGAATAATATTTGATAATCCTTTGTTTTCTTCTCCAAATATAAATATGGGTTGCTTATTATCCTCAAAGTTATATTCAAAAAGATTCACTGTTTTATCAGAATACTCTGGAATATTATTTTCAATAGCAATAATGCTTCGACCACTTAGTTGTAGCAAAAAAGATTCTTCATCTTTGTGATGATACATAGGAGTATAGTGGTGAGTGCCTACGCTTCCTCTTTTATCCCACTTCTTTTTACCAACATAATGCACACTTCTAAAGCCAAAGAAATTTGCATTACGCACCATTGTGCTAAGATTAAAATCACCACCAATATTAATCATAGCCACACTAGCAGGAATACTTTTGCTATGGCAATAATGACCAATATCCTTAATACTAAGATTTTTTAAACTATCCAGTACGTTCATTCTCTAATTCTCTTAGTTCTTTTGTCCAATTCTCAATGTTCTTATACATTACTGAACAAGTTTTGCAAAAGTCTGAACTAATATAATCTCTAGCGTCCGCAATCTTATCCTTGAGTTTTTGGATTTTTTCCTCCGCAGTCAAGTTGTTCATTGTGGGGTTCCTTTTGCCAGAAAATCATTTCATTAAGTTTATCATCCCAACAGCATTCGATCAAGTCTTTTGCTGCTAGTTTAGCCAACCCAACATTATGAATCCAAGTCACGATACTTTCATATACACTAATATTTGTTTCTTCATTTAGAAGTGGCCTATCTTGGTCATCATATCCCAAGCACTCAGTTTTCACAATATTCTTAATCTGCTGAAGACTAATATAATCGTCTAGATTCTCATCATAGTTTTCGGCCAAACTAGAAGCAGCACCATGACGCATTTCTGTAGCGTAACCATCCAAATCAATGATCGAATAAACATTATCGTCCATTTTAATCTCCAATTAGTTGATATACTTAGTTACACCTTTTGCAGCACTATCGTTCGCTTTGTCTACTATTCTATCAAGCGTATCCTTCATTGTCAACTGTCCTCTAGGTAGCCACTTATCATGGTCATAAAGACCAGTCACTATTTGTGGAATCCAGTGTTGATAGGCAGATTCGTATTCTTTTGGAAAATGTTCTTTAAGAATTTCTCCTATTCGGAATACACTCTTACTAATATCTTCCATATGTTCTCTAAGAAGAAGCAACTGATCTTTTTGAGACTTGGTAAGACTCATACTGTTTGTTCTCTAAGTTTAAGTTTCAGAATTTTGTGCGGAATTTTCCAAACTCCGGTTTCTTTGTTTTGCATTTCGCCATTCATCCAGATATGACAAAATCCACAACTCTTATCCAAACCCCAAGCAAGAATACCGTTCTTATCTACACTCTCAACAACAAACTTGCCACGATAACCCATACGAAGAAAGTCTCCCCTGTGAACATAGTATGGGCCTCCAGTAACCTTGATCTTATCTCCCTTAACCAAGTCTCTCCAATTAAAATTATGGATGATCTTGGTATTCTTAGCCTCTTTGCTTTTGGCCTTGAAGATAAAAATATGATTACACTTCTTGCAAGCATAAGCACGCGGTCCCGTTGTGGTTCCGCAATCTGGACAACTTTTCTGACCCTTCATTATCTGATTCTCCTGTGATTGATGCTGTCAACTCTCTCAGTATATCAGAGTAATCGGCACTGTCAAGAGGGATTCTTTAAGAATTTCTATGAGCCTCACAACGCACACTTATCCATCCGCCTTTATTTGCTTCACCTTTATTTCCACAAATTTCGCATATGGAATAGGATATTGATTCTGCCATACCCACTAATCCCTCAACGTACTTATCTCCACCACTAAAATAGACCCTAAGACCACCATACTTCTCTTTTACCTGATCAAATTTAACAGAAAAATACTCTTCCGTTGTTCCTTGTATACTAAATCCCATAGAATCTTTAATCTCTTGATTTTTTTTATTTTCCCACTCTTTTTGCCATCGTTTATTATCTTCATGCTGTTTAATCTTCCAGCACAAACTATCTAGTATTTCATACCATCCGTTTCCAGTCTCTATACCAAAACACATAGGGCTTTCCCTGGGTGTTTTATCTTTGTTAGAAAAGAATTGAGGGTATTCTGTGTAAAGTTTATTCTGTAATTCCTGATCCATTTGGCCCATCCTTTATAACTAGTTTACCCGGATTATAGTGACAAAAATAACTACTATGGATACGCTTCTTAATTAGATTATCTTCTTCTATCTCAATATAAACATTAATACGATAACGATTTTCCCAAACATTAATAATTTTAGTCATTAGATGGTGCTTGGGTTTTTCAACCTGTTTGAATAGCAAACTCTCAATTTCCAAATCCATTAAGACTTCTCCACGGGTGATGAATCAATGCTAAAATAAAACTTATTATCTGGTAGTTGAACTATTTCTACTGAGTATGAATCTAGTTGACCAAAATCAAATACTGAAACTTCTTGCTGCCAATTAAACTTATCAAGATTTTGAAAGTCATTAGCCCGCTCATTTAAAAACTGAAAAAGATCAAGCCAAGTCATTTATCTTGCTCCTTTTTTAATAGGAAAAGTCTCGTATTTGCTCTGTGTTGGTGTATCATACATTGAACGCACTCGTAGTCAATGGGTGATAAATGAAGAAAAAATGTAATACTTGTGGTAAAAATAAATTACTAGATTGTTTTCATATAAAAAAAGACGGTAAATTTGGTAGAAATCATAAATGCAAAGATTGTAGAAAAATATATTCTCAGAAATATTATTTAGTAAATAAAGATAGATTAGATCAACAACATAAAGAATATAATTATAATCATAGAGAACAACAGGCTAAAATTTTTAGAGAAAAATACCATTCAGATATAGAATTTAAAATCAAACATACTCTAAGACGTAGATTGCGTCATGCAATAAAAGGTAATATAAAAATTGAATCCGCTAAAAAATTACTAGGATGCGATATAATCTTTTTTAAGTCATACATAGAAAAACAGTTTTTAAAAGGTATGAGTTGGAATAATCATGGTGAGTGGCATATTGACCATATAAAACCATGTGATAGTTTTGATTTATCGGATACTAAGCAGCAAAAAGAGTGTTTTCATTATTCTAATCTTAGACCATTATGGGCAAAAGACAATTTAAAAAAATCTAATAAACTTATCTAGCACGACGATTTGCTCTGTGTAGAATCCTAATAGTCTCAGTAGCATTACTTGGCACCATAACAAGTTGTGGGGCAGTTTTATGATTCCAGTCCATAAAGCCCACAGCACGTTGCTCAGTAGAACAATTAATACAAGTGGCTCGTCTATTATTTTCAATCAAAAACTCTGCTCTTTCAGAAGGAATATCAGTCCTACAATAAATACAATTCATATTACTCTCTTGTTTGTTCCTTTACTTTCCGTATAATATCTTCTATGCTGGCTAACAAACCCGATCTAGGAAAACTTTTATCCGCTTCTAATTTGGCAATACTTAATGCCCATTGCAATGTATAGGCTTCATTATCGTTTAAAGACAATAGCATTTTCAACCTCTCTTGTTCTAGAATTATACCATGCTCATCGGCATCGTCAAGTCTCTCACTTGAATCGTATTATTAAAACTATCAGTAAAATTACCGTCATCGTTACTGTAATAGATATTAGTTAATCCAACAGCACTAAGCAATTTATTACAATTCTCACAAGGCTTACTACCAAGAATCAATCCTTTTCTATTAATTCTCATCACCACAATATCCCAACCCGGATCAATAGTATTATACTTATCCAAGAGTTTAGAAATCAGATGACTTTCTGCGTGATAAAAAGGATGCTCCTTATATTTTGGCAAATTAAAGTTTTCACCTATCCTATAAGCACCAGCATGAGTTTTAATCGGGTTGTTTTGGGTGAAACAAATTAGTTTTGTCCCATCAAAAGCCCCACAGTAATGCCAGCAACGAATTTCCTTACAAGGACTCCAGTTCTGGTATGCTTTGCGAATCGTTTTCTGTATGATTTTCATTAGTGTTGGTAGACTCCTGAGCGTCACCGTACATTCTATCATATTCCTTGTATCGGTCAACTAGGGGAGGCATCCTTATTTTTTTTGGTTCTCGTCTTTTGGGAGTTTCTTCCATTATTTATTCCTTATTTTGATGCGAGCATATATAAGCCTATATTTGCAAATGAGTAACCAAGATAGGTTATAAACATACCGATATTTTTATGATTATATATTTGGTCAAAAGCCACCCAAAGATATATCGCACCACTTATCAATATTAAATTTCCGCTCATTGTTCAAATCCTACATAAATGAAATTTGGTGTACTATATGATAGCATAGGAATAGGAGGAGTCAAGATGAAAAAATGTCATATGTGTCTATTAGAAAAAGAAGATAATGAATTTAATAAAAGAAGATGCAATCAGTGTAAATTATGCGAAAAAAAGTGGAAAAAAGAATGGCATCAAAGAAATAAAAAAAGATTAAATAAAAAGGCAAAAATATATAATAAAAAAAATTCAGAAAAAATAAAAGCAAATAGAAAAATATACTATATAAAAAATAAAGAACATATAGATACTCAAAATAAATTAAATAGAGAAAAAAATAGAGAATATTTTAACAAGAAATCAAGAGAATATTATCATAAAAATAAAAAACATATTCATAAAAAACAAAAGTTATACTTATCTAGTAATAAAGAAGCAAAAATTAGACATAATTTGAGAGTAAGAATTAATCATGTTTTACAAGGCAAAATAAAATCTGGTGGAACTATTGAATTGTTGGGGTGTACAGCAGAATTTTTGGCTATGCACATCGAACAACAGTTTAAAGATGGCATGAGTTGGGAAAATTATGGTAGAAATGGATGGCATATAGATCATATAATTCCTTGTTCTAGTTTTGATTTAACTGATCCAGAACAACAGAGAAAATGTTTCCATTACTCTAATCTGCAACCACTATGGGCTGAAGATAATTTGCGTAAGTCTGATAAGATTCTATAAATTTTTGAATAGTCAAATCCTTTAATTTATATTCATAATCAACATCCACTTCCCGATTAAATAGTTCTTCGTGTACATCATAAACATAATCACTATGAGCCTTATCTAAGGCGTGATCTCTACCGTTACTAAAATGAAACAACGGCTTAAAGGTTTGCCAAGTGTCAACACAACCCTGTGCAGCATCATCCGTTGTTAAATTTTCTGGATTATTAAGTCTAAAGTGATGAGAATCGTATGTAATAGGAATCTTAGTAATTGGATAGAAAATATCTAATAGTTTAGCAACACTCCAAGCCGCTTGGCGATCATCATTCTCTACTACTAACCTACGTTGACAATTTTCGTCAAGACGATGGAAGTTCTTGAGAAATCTTTCACTAATTTCTTCTCTAGTACCGTCTTTACTATTTTGAATATGAATATTGATAGGAGTATTATGATCAGTACTAAGACCAAAACGATCCATTAGGCTACTCATTAGATTTAATTCTGTAATAGTTTTTTCAACCACTTTTTCATTTGTAGTAGCCAACACATTAAACTGATCTGGATGTGCGGAAATTCTTACGCCAGTATTTTTAATCGTTTCCGCAATAGTATCAAAAACATCTTGAATATCGTCATGATTTGGTAGATCGGTTAAGTCCACATTTGCTTGGTCATAACTAATCAATGGCATAAGATCGCTACTAAGACGATAGCACCAGTTGTTTTCTGCACAATATTTGATAATTTCATTAGTAGCAATCATATTATTGTGGATACGATCACCTAGAATTTCTAACGCTTCTTTTCTAGGCAAACTAGAAAATCTCTTGTAGGTCATAGTTTGAAAACTAAAACCCTGTTCTTTGAGTTTGAGGCTAATACAACAAAGGCCAAATCTGTTCATAGAGTCTCCTTGATTTCCATTATACAATGGTATCGGCCAAAGTCAAGCAGCATCTTGAACAATTTCTTCAGACGAAAGAATTTTAGTAACTATCATATCATCAACAAGCAATTCTAGGCAGAATTTTTTCTCTGCTTCTTCTGAAGAGTTGGCTTTAACTAATTCATTCAACAATAAAATCTGATAAGGAGTTGATGAACAAGAGTCATAACCTTGTGCTGTTACATTAAAAGTTTTCATTACTTTAACTTCTTTCTATGAATATCATACATGGTTTTAAGAATAAATGTTACAGCAAAAATAGTTGTTACGAAACTCAAACCTAGATAAAAAGCAACCATCCATAAAATAAAATCAACTAGCATTATTATTCAATCCTTATAGTTAGATATTCCAATCTTTATCAAAACCACCTAGTGCTTCTGATATTGTTGGAAATTGACCACAAAAAATTCTTTTACATTCTTTAGCAATCAAGATATGTTCTTTTTGAGTGCCATTCTTTTCTCTTAGTGCTATATATGTAATCCATGATCTTAATGTGCCACTCATAAAAAGTCGAGTAGGAGTTGATAGTGGTAATACAAATCTAGCACATTCTTTGGCAATACCATCAGCAATCATTCCATCATAAATAGCCTTTGCTTTAGCAAAATGTTCTCTAATTTGTAGATTCCACTTATAAATTGTTTCCTCTTGAATGTCGTCAATACTATTTTGTCTATTCTTAGTATCTTGACGACGCAATTCAAATACCGGAATTTCTTCACTAAGTAAAGTAGTATCAGCATATCGCTGGCTAAATTCTTGAAAATTAAAACTACGATGACGTAAAATTTGTGCTGCTAGTCCTCTGGTAGTATTAATCTCAAGATTTAGAGTAGCCATTTCAAATATGCTCCAGTGTTTATGATCTATACAATACTTCAATAGTTTAGCGTAGTTCTCATTATTTTGTCCTATTGGATTTGACACTCTAGCACAATAAGAGATTAATTTTTCTGCATCGGGTGTTACACTAATTAGTTTTACGTTCATTAATATGTTTTTCCTTGTATTCTGTTTGATGGTCTACCCAAGCATTATTTGTAATATTGTTGTAAATATCTCTGGCAAGTTTGCTAACACTTGGACTAACTCCACTAGCACTAGGATCATCAACCTTAGACCAATAATATGTTACTGGCTCGTCCTTTTCTTCATCGCCCTTGTCTTTTAAAACTTCGTAGCCATGAGTCTTTGCCCACTTTTTAATTTCACTAATTAGCATGGTAGTCTCCTAGCAACTCATATTACCATCTTTCGGCGGCTTGTCAACACTAACTTGAAAACTTTTTTCTGGAAGATCGTATCTTTTCCACGCCTCTTTATGTTGTAGGGCCACAATTTTAGTTCTTTGTTCATCTATAATTTTTCGCTGGTAATGTATTAGAGAATATAGTTCTTGAATATATTCGTATATTTGCTCATGTTTATAAGCCTCCATGATAGTATTAATCTTATCTGGATTCATAGGGGCGTATTTAAAAGTTCCATCCCAACTCATTTTTGTAATTCTTCCTCTGCTCTAAGTTTTTTCTGATAACTAAATCCAGCAGCAAATCCCTGCATATACATCTTTTTCATTATACTAATCGCTTGTTTGTTCTGATTTACAAATGATAAATTATTGGATACCCATTCATGATAACTCTTTTCTTCATCACACAAATCTGTATTCATTTTTTCACCTTTGAAACATTAAACTTTTTGTAGATCTTATTTATGCCAGATATAACAGATGGGTCAGTTAGATTAATAATATCAGCATCGTCGTTGTCAGTAATATAAGCCTGTAATTCATCATACAGTACATCTTTAGTATAGCCCTTTTGTTCCAAAAATTTCAAAACTTTAATTAGTTTATTCTTATGCTTGTTTATAAAGTTATCTATCTGTTTCTTGTATTCACTATTATGACCATACAAAGCATGGGCCAGTTCGTGTCTAAGCACACTATTATTTTGGGCGCCTATAATGTAGAAGTTATCATTACGATATTTTAATAGGTCTAATAGATTCTTTTCCTCGTTAGTTAATGGATCAAACAATCCTTGCTTAAAAGGAATTAATACTTTACTAGGAAAATTAAAGCCGGTCCAATCAACTTGATAAGTATTTCCACCGTACTTCTCAGAATACCAATTTTTTAGTTGTCCCAATGTAAATATTTGATTTCTGAATTTTGGATTCACACTTTCATAATGCTCTTGAAAACGCATAAATGTTAAGCCTAACTCTTCTTGAGAGTCTGCCTTTATCCATACGCTATTATAGGGTTGAATTTTTAGATTTAGCATAGTTCATTTAGATCATTTAACTGATTAAGAATGTTGAGCAAGTCAAGGTTCTTTAGGGGCTTTTCGTTAGGTATAAAAAGCCAAAGATTATCTTGTTCTTGATATTCAAAATGACCATGTTCACAAACATAGTAGTTGCTAGTTATTTTTTTAAGGTCTACCATTTGTTTCTATAAACTCCTGGTGGCAATCTTGGTTCATAAGGTTTAATAGTCCAGCCTATAGTTAACAAATCTTGTTTAATTTCATCGGTAACAGTTCCTTCTGATACGAAACCATTGTTGTTATCAGAAGCAACTCCCGAACAATAGAAGTCAATATATGTTTCATTATTCTCCCTTAAAACTGCTACTATACCACCAGAATATCGCCAAGAACAACTCCACCTTTTATCATCATAAAAAAAATGGTTATTTGCCATAGCGGCATATAGATTTTGCGAATAAATACGACTATTTTTGCATTTGTTTTTTATAAACTTATTATTCAATAAATCATATTCTAAATCTGGTTTTGTAGTCATTTTGGTGTATAACTATTTGAGTATGGGTAGACATTCAAAAAACTTACAATGAATTATATCAGACGCCCAAGCAATTGTCAACTACCCTTGATGTTGTTTGGGTTGTCTTGTTTATGCGTATAAAAATGAAAAAGAAAATATGTAGTAAATGTAAGATTAAAAAATCTATCTTAAGATTTTCTAAAGACAAAAGAAAAAAATCTGGATTGTGTTGTCAATGTAAAGATTGTCGTAAAATATATAACGATCAAAATAAAAACAAAAGAATAAAATACTATGAAGACCATAAAGAAACTATATTATTTAATAATCAAATCTATAGAGAACTCAAGAAGCATGAATTAAAAAAATATCGTGAGAAAAATAAAACTAGACGCAAAGAACAAAATAAAAAATGGAAAAATAAAAATAAAGAATTACTAAAAGAATATAATAAAAAATGGAAAATAAATAATAAAAATAAATATCACTCAAATTTTGTAAAATGGAAAAATAATAATTTAGAACATTTAAGAAGATATAGACAAAATAGAAGAAAACAAATCAATATTAAGTTAATAGATAATATTAGAAGAAGAATTAATATGGCAATTAAAAGTAAAAAGAATCATAGTATTGAATATCTTGGAATTGATATAGAATCATATAAAAAATACTTACAACAATTATTTGATAGCCGTATGAACTGGAATAACTACGGAATAAAGGGTTGGCACATAGACCACATAATCCCAATATCGTCTGCTAAAAATGAAGAAGAATTAATAAAATTATTTCATTATACCAATACTCAACCACTATGGGCAGAAGATAATCTCAAAAAAAGTAATAAAATATTACGTCCATAATTCACGCCTTATTTTTACTAGTTCTAACAGTATCTCATCATCTTCTTTGTCATAAGAGTCCTCAATCTCTGCTATAGTTTTGTAGTAAAATTCACCATGAGTTTCTTTAGTAAAAATTTTGTGTGGGTCTGGTCTGTAATCTCTATTCTTCCACCAGTGATATAGTTCCAGAATCTTTAATGATGCTGTTGCTTGGTGAGTGGGTTTTCCATAATCACTATCTGATGGATCAAATCCATAATCTTCATCATAAACTAAGTCTGATGCCCAAGTAAGATATTCTATGGTGGCTTCCTTTTCCACAAAAATAACTAGTTCATTGAATAGGGCGTGGAATATTCTAGTATCCAAATCAAAGTATTCGCCGGGCTTTAATCCTGTTTTAAGATAGTGGATTTTACTAATGTAGCGATTTCTAATGTATATACTAATAGTATTATAAACATCAAAGGGAAAGTGAACTACGTCCTGAAGTTTCTTTAACAAAGTTTCTGCTATCCAGTATCTAACTGGATGTTTAGTTTTAGATTCTTTGTGCCACTTGCTCCATTCATCGCATCCAAGAGCAAATGGTTTAGAAGTACCTCTAATCCAATCGGCAAATTTACTACAAGTCCAGTAATCAATCCTGGCTCTTTTCTTTAGTTTAAACATTATAGATCAATATTAACTCCGTGATGATCGACCAACCCGTAAAAATCTTTGGTAATTTTTTCTAGTGCATCATTAGCATCCTTAAAAGTATTACCATATTTACGCCACGATCTAAGTTGTTGAGAGAAATCCCACAACAAAGATTGCATCTTTTGTGCTTGATTAGTAACTTCATATTCTCGTTTGTCATCTGGTAGAATAAATTCAAATGAGACTTTCATGATGGAAAATAACTCCTTCCCTCTAACGGATCATATTTGTGAGGATAATTGAACGGACCCAAAGTTTTCTTTCTCTTGCTTTTTAGAATATCAACAATCTCATTAAAGCACTTTTCACAAAGTTGAATATCATATTGAGTGCCATCTTGGTTGGAGAAATAACCCCATGTGGCACTTAGTTCACCATATTCATGCTCAACTACTGGTTCTGTAGTTGTGCAACTTTCTCCACAACCATCACAGTAAATATTGTCAACAACCTTAGTTAATTTTTTCTTGTAGTTTTTCATTAAATCCTGCCTCCCAAGATGCTATTATACTCCATGATTTGTGTGAGTCAAGCCTGTAGTGAGTATATTTGATATTAATCACTCTGCCCTTTTTTACTAGAATATGAGCCATTCTAAAATCTTCAATTGAATTCTTTAGAGTTTATATATTGTAATAGTTTATTCATTTCCAACTGTCCATTCTATTTCATGAAACTCAAAAGTTTTATTTAATTGTTTAGAATAAACCACCGGATGATATCCCCACAGATATATTACCTCGCCCTTTGTCCATTCTAATTCATCTGGTTTATAAAACCATA